CACAGCAGGACGTCTGTTGTTAGCAAGACTTTGATCATATCCCGACTTTGTCGTTCTTGCTAAATCGCGGTATTCTTTAAAGTCTGTTGGAAAGGTCGCGCCACGAATCCAATTGTGGATTTCCAACCATGAACTCATATCTTCATTCACAAGAAACTGAACATTGAAAGTATCATAGATTGCTTTCTCGCCAGGATGAAACACATCAATGAAAGGAGTGAATCTTTGCACTTCAGTCAAAGAGATTCCTGGAAGATTTGCGCTTTGACAGAAATAAGTCACAGTCGGCATACGATCAAAGATCATTTGAAACTTATGCGATTGCAAAAAATCTGTGTTGACTGGATTTCGTGTGAGTGCTGTCATTTCAGTTTCCTATACCACTCATTTATTTAGCGGGAAATAAAAAGGGGTGGATCCTTTCGAATCCACCCCGAGTCACTTTGCCTTATTATTTTTATAAGTTTGGCAAACTATTACTGGTTGATATTCAACACTTGGAACTTACGGTAGTATACGTTTGTACCGTCTGTTAGAGCACCAAGACCAGCTGCTGTTGCGAATGGGTTTGCGACGAGACCATAACGTGTCTTGAAGCCGACCTTTGGCTGGTAAGTTGTTGGATCAACTGCACGTACCATCTGTAGTGGGACGTATGGGCAGTAGAACAAGCCAGCGTCATAAGGTGTGTTACCCTTATAACCAACAACAACATAATCTGCGCCAGCGACAGAATATGGGTCAACATAGACTTTGATGCGTCCGAAGAGCACACCAGCGAATGTGTTGCCTGTATCGTCTACAACGAGATTTGTATTGTTTGTTAGTGCTGAGTTGTAATCGAGAAGACCTGTCATTGCAAGAGCTGATGCAACATCGGTTGAAACGATGAGCATGTTACCCTTACCGCGACGTGTGTCTTTTGCGATCTTGTTTGCAGCTTGTTCGATACGGAATAGAAGTGACTTGTACTTCTCAACCTGCCAACGACCAGATGTGCCACCTGCATCTCCGATTACGGAGCTTGAAAGGTTAACAACATTTGCCGTTACGCCAGTGATACCGACGTTTGCTGTTGCATAGATTGTACGAACAACTTCGCGGTTGATTTCAGCAAGAATTTCTGTTGACAAAATATTTGTCAATTCTGTTTCTGCGTCGAGACCGTGAACTGCCTTGAGGTCTTGTGCAAGTTCGAGCGTGTATGATGCTTGCAAGCCACGTGAATTGGCTGTAACAGCAACGCGATCGATCTGGAAGCCCATATATGCGAGTGTTGCATCTTCGGCATAGGCTGTTGTGAAGCCTTGACCTGTGTTTGCAAGACCGTAGATTGAGCTGTTTGCATTACCTGGGTTGACAGCTGTGCTGAATGCAGTCACTGTACCATTACCAGAGTGAGTGTTTGCTTCCTGGAATAGTGCTTCACCAGCGCGAGCAGATGCACTTGCGAACACTGATCGCATTGCGAAGATCAAACCTGTTGGACCTGTCATTGGCTGAACGCCGCAGATGTCATAAGCCATTAGGTTTGGAAGTGCACGACGAACGAGTCCGATTAGAACTGGATCGAAGCCTGTAACGCCAGAGTTTGCTGCGCCTGAAAGACCACTGATTCCTGCTGTTCCCATGGCATTAGCTGGTGATGCTTCCCATAGGTTTTGCATTGAACGTGATTCTTCTTGTAGAGCACGCTCTTGATTTTCTAGAACGAGTGCAGTAACTGCGCGCTTGTAAGGGTCGCTGATTGCTGGGAGTTCTGGGTGATCAAGAACTGGTGCCCACTTCTTTGCATATGTTTCGTTGATATACATGATAGTGTTTCCTCAGTTAATTGAATTAGGCTTTTGGAGCCGTTTTAGAGATAGATTTAACATAACGAGCCATGATATTATTTGTTTGTTCTACTTCTGGTTCTTCATTAAGAGCGACTTGCTGAAGTTCCTTTACCTCACTTTTCACTTGTACTTTAGTTGGGAAGTAGTTCTCGCGTAGTACTGCGAGCTTTTCTTCAAAATCACCTTCTGTGGTGAACTCCACACCCTCTGCGAGTGCCTTCATTTTTGCTGCTTGAACTGATGTGAGTCCTTCGCAGAAATTGTTAATTGATTTTTCTTTCTTTACTGCATCGAGTTGCTCTTGCAAATCAGCAATGACAGCTTCTTGTTCTTCAACATGTGCATGCACTGACTGAACATACTCACCTGCTTGTTCAAGTTCTGTTGCAAGTGTTTCTGCAACATCAACCTTTTCTTCAGGGATTTCGATGTAGTGCTCTTGGAACAATGAACGTAGACCAGAGATAAAGTCTTCAGCGAGTTCAGCACGGAGTCCTGTCTCGATGGCGACCTTATTGCTGTCCATCCATTGCTCAACAACATAGTTGAGATACTCATCAACTTGTTCTGTAAGTTGATCTTTGATTTCATCGTAAGCAGTTGCAAGAACCTCGTCGTTTTCTTGCATTACTTGTTCAAGAATGCTTTCAACGCGAGAAGTCACAGCAGATTCGAAAATCAATGTGGCTTTTGCACGAAACTCTTCGGATAATGATTCGCCGTTGAATAGAGCATCAACGTCTTCTCTCATTGTACCCTTGAATTGCTTTACCGCTTCTTTGATAGCGAGCAAACGTTCTTCACGAATTTGCTCTTCGGTAAGTTCGGTTGTTTCCATTGTTGTTTCTTCTCCGTTTTCTTCGTTCATGTTAGAATCCTCAAATTGTTCATTTACTCTTGATCCTGGCTTTTTGTATCCGAGTTCTTTGATTTTGAAAGCCTGTCCGACACCACCAGCAAGTCCACCAACCATATTAGCAATTTCGTTAGGGATTGCTTTTCTTAGTTTGGTTTTCTCTCCTGTTGGAGTTCTAAAAATACCAACACCTGTTTTCTTTGGTGCCTCTTCATAATCTTCTCTTTCACCAGCATTCCAAGTATCTGCATAATCATAGTCTGTCATTCCATTCTCTGGTGCCTCTTCATCATCTTTTCTTTTACCAGCATTCCAAGTATCTGCATAATCATAATCTGTATCATCAGAATCAGATGCAGCTGGTTTTGCACCAACTAATGAATTCATAGCCCTATAATCATAATCTGTATCATCAGAATCAGATGCAGCTGGATCATCAGAATTAGATGCAACAGCTGCGCGAGCTCGCGCCGCTGCGACGGCGAGCGGCACCAAGGTGCTTCGCCATGGTTCACGCGCTGAAGCACCTGCTGGTGCTGCTGTTGCTGCAGATGCACCGCCTTGCTGTAATTTTTTCAATAATGCTAGATTGCCAGCAGCTGTTTTATCTCTTTTATCATACGCATTTTTATCTAATTTACGGATCGCAGCACCAGTTTTACCATAGCGTTCTTCATCCGTCATCTCAGAAGGTTTCTTCGATTTTGCTGCATCTGCGGCTTTTGCTGCATCTGCGGCTTTTGCTGCATCTGCGGCTTTACCAGCATCAATTCTGTCCTGAACTCCGCGAATATTACGTCTTGCTGCATCTGCGGCTTTACCAGCATCAATTCTGTCCTGAACTCCGCGAATATTACGTCTGTTAGGAGCTGCTGCTGTTGCTGCTTCTTCTAACACTTCAGCAATAAATGATGCTTCTTCTTCAGACAGCTGATCAACAAATGCATTTAATTCTGATTCATTGAGCGTTGATAGATGTTGAAGAATTTCATTTGAATCTTCAGCAACTTGTCTTACTGGACGATTGCCTGCTGCACTTCTTCTTGCTGCAGCTGCTTGTTTTGCAACATTCTTCCACGCACTTGAGCCTAGATTATCATAATCATTATCATCTGCTGGCTCATCTGCTTGTCTTGATGAAGCAACTGTTGTTCGATCATCTCTTTGATCTGGATCAGGAACATCTGTGGTTTCTACTGGCGCTGCAGCACCACCAGATGAGCGGTTTGCAACTGCACCACCAACTGTGTCTGCAACATCACCAGCAACATCACCAAAGCCTTTTCTAATATTTCCTGCAGCTCTACCAACTAGTGAACCAATTGCACCAGTTTTTGCACCTTGCGAGAATTTACCGCCAGTTGCTTTGCTTGCAATACCACCAGCAAGAGCGTCTGCAGCAGTTGTACCGATTGCTTCAGAACCAGTTACATTTGTTAATCCACCAGCAACTTTATTTACAAGTGGTGATGCAACGCCTGTGATAGCACCGAGTTTTGCACCTTCTTTAAACTTACCACCTTGCAATACACTTGAGATGCCGCCTTTGATTGCGCCACCTGCTGCATTTTTAAGAGCACCACCAACAGCTGTCTTACCGAGTGCTGCTACACCTTTACCAAGTGCGCTGCTTGCAATTTTTGATCCAACTGCACCAACAGCCTTACCAACTGCAGTGCTGGCAAGTTTGCCACCGAGTGCGCCGAGTGCTGTTCCAACACCTGGAAGCGCAAATGAAGCAACTGTACTGAACAATGGATTGCTGATAACTTTCTTAGCAACCTTACCAACTGCCTTCACACCCTTCTTGAGTGCTTTGCCAATCTTCTTGAGGAATTCAACGAGATATTCTTCGTTGAGAGAAGAGAGTTGAATTGCACATACGAGTTCTTCTTCATTAAGATTTGAAATATAATTATCAAAATCTTCGTCAGAAAGTGTTTGCATTTCTGTGATGAAAGTATTTGATTGTTCTTGAAGAGCACCAAATTCTTCATCTGTAAATTCTTGTTCGCCAAATTCAGCAATTACATTTTCTGCAATGAATGCGACAACTTTTTCTTCGCCATATTGTTCAAAGAGTGTCTCGCCAAACTTTTCGTCTACTAGATCTTCGCCATATTCATTGACGTATTCTTCCATGATGCCGTTGAAAATAACAGCATCACCATATTCTGCAATCAATCCTTCTAGGACTAATTCTGGACCATGTTCTGCGATAAGACTCTCAACTAGAGCCTCACCTTCTAATTCTTCGCTGACCTTAACTTTCATCTTACCTGTATCGGCAGGACTGTCCTTGTCAAGTGCTTCATCTTCGTCAGCAATCTCTTCAGCCTGATCAGGAGCAACTTTCATTTCCTCTGCAGGAAGACCAGCCTTGCCAGCCTTTGGTGCCATTACCATATTCTCAGAAGCAGCTGCTCCAAGAGCTGATGGATCAGCCATTGTTGTTGCACCGCCTAGATCGGCAGGTGGCTCCATCATCATTGCGGACATAGGCAATGGTTCCTTACCAGCATTTGCAACTGACGCTGCAAGAATCTCTGCTGCTGATTCGTGTAATGATTTATGTTTGCGAGACATTTAAAACTCCTGAAGAGGTAATATTATTTATAAAACTTATAACTTTGACAAAAAGTTTTCGAAGATCTTCAAAGAGATTTCGTCTAGTTGTTTTTGTTTTGCACTCTTAATCTGATTATAATATTCGTTCACATTTACTTCCTTCACTAATCCGTTATCCCACACCCATTCTTTTCCTTCCATGATTCCCTGTACAAAAGCACCAGGAGCTGAAGGATCTGCAACGATATCAGCTGCAGTAGCAAGATAAAAGTCTGGTTGCACAACGTTTACACCACCCTCGTTTTTGAGGGAACCCATACCGCGTGAAGAAACTCCAAGAGTAGCTCCTGCTTCCATAAGATTCTTTGCAATCTTACCCATAGGTGTGTCGAGAACCTTTGCCTTACCTTCAAAGACGTTTCCATTCTTTTTGATATTTGTAATCATATGGGAGACGCGCTCTAGATTAATCGTAGGAGACTCTGGATGACCGAGCTCGCCGAATGCACGATTCTTATCCACATATTCCTTCATGTAGCGATTTACTTCGTTTTCGAGAACGCTTACTGGATATGAACGACCATTGCGGTTCTTTGTCTCAGCGACAAGGAATGGACCCTGAATATAAAGTGTCTTAACACCGTTATTTTCTTCGGTGATATACTTTACTTCTTCGACTGTTTCTGTGATAAGTTTCATTGTTCTATTCCTTTAATCCAAGAGAGGCTCTTCTTCTCATTGATCTTTTTCTTCTCATAAGAGCACGAGCCTGTTTTGCTTTACGTTTAATTTTACCGACGCGCTGACCACGTTTTCTGCGAAGTCTTTCTTGTGCAGACATACGCTTTAATTTTCCACCGCGAATTGTATAGCCTTTTACAGCTGATAATCTTTTTCTTCTTTGAACTTTGCCGCCACGAACGCGAGCCTTGACAACCTTTGTTCTACCCTGACGCATAACGTTTGGATTGCGACTTGCTTCATCGAGTTGATCAACTTCTGATTCTTCTTCTGTCGCAGATTGCGAATGAAGCGCATCATGATCGGCACGCAATGATTCTGGTGTTTTTAGCAATTCAATGCCGCGTTGACGGCTTAATGCGCTTCTTTGTTGTTCTAGATCAAATGCACGACCTAATTTCTCTGCTGCGCTCATACGGCGAGCTTCGTTTGTTTGTTCAACTTCTTCTTGCACTGGTAAAGCATGAAGTGCGTCATGCTCAGCACGAATTGCTTCTGGTGTCTTTACATTTGGAAGATTACGATACAATCCAGAAACCTTTTGCGAAGTAATTTTTGGATTTTGAACAACTTCTCTACCCATTCTCAGCATTGATGGACCTTGTGTCACACCTTTGATGTAAGCATGAGCCCCTGTTTGTCTTAAGAAGTTTTTAAGTTTTTCTTTGTTTTCTTTTTTGCCTTCGCTCAAATCAACAGGTGCATTGATAGCAATTGCTTTTTTATAAAGATCTAGTTTAGCAGAAGCAATCTCGTTTAATCGTGCAGCAATGCCTTCTTTGATGTTTGAACGACTCATGTAGTTCTTTAGTTCATGAGACTTAACAACTCTTGGATTTAGATATTGCATAATCTTGACGCGCATTTCTTTCTTTGCGTCTTCGACTGCTTCTTTACCATCATCCTGTTCTTCATCATCATCGTCTTGACTGTTAATAGATTTAACATCAAGTTCTTGTTTTGGCATTTCTTCAGAAAGCACTTTACCCACAACATCGCGCGCGATTAAATCAGCGACATCGATGCTTGTGTCTGTTGGTTTGATTCCGTATTTCTTCATTTGATTCTTTTCTTTTCGCTCTTTAAATTTTTCAAGATTAGCACCCTTCCCCTGTTCAAAATCAGGAGAACCGTAGCGATCTTCAAAACCTTCTGTTAGTTCGCTCATTTGATTAACAACGCAAATTCTTTTACTTTATTAAATGTTTCTGGACTTTCTAAAACCATATCTGATAATCGTTGTTTGTTTTCTTCATTTAAAGAATCAAACACAGATTTAATTTTGTCCATAACATCTTTTTCAACATTAATTTCTTCACCTGTTGCAAATACAACAGGAACAACTTCTTCGTTTACATATCCTTTTTGTGCATTCAGCGGACCAGGACTGACTGTATTCATTGCTTTAAATCCAGTACCTGATTGATCATAAGGAACTGGAAATGTTAAACCGTATTTGTTATCAACATAAAGAGCAACACGTTGTCCGTTTGGGAACATACGAATTGCTTCTCGTTTTAGAAGAAGCATTGCAGGAGGATTGAACTGTTCGTTTAATTCCATCTTTTGCTCTTTCAAAATATCTCTGATTGTTCTTCTTAATTGAGTATCTGGAGCATTTACAATCATACGAACAGGCACTGCAGAATTGATTGCTGAAAGAGCATCT